TAAACGAAAGGACTACCAAAAATGTTATCCTCCTACGAACTCACAAACCTAACCAGCAAAGAGTTGTACGAAAAACTACAACTTCTCGTCAATGACGAGCTTCTGGAGACTATTAAAAGTGAAGCCGAGGAAACCTGGGAAGAGGACGTGGCTGAAAAAATCCAGGATATCAGAACAGTGACTGACGCTCTTGAGCGCCGCCTGCTGGGCGAGGAGCTTTAATGACGAACAATATCGTAGTGGCGGACGCGTTTAATGGCGTAGTCCGCCCCCTTGCCGAGGGCGACCGCTTCGTGGTCACCTTGCCAGTGCAGCGGCCGCAGCCGATGAGGTTCATAGGGCTTGGCCGCTCGGCCGGAAATTACGCTGGTGTCTATCGGCTTCCGGAGGACTTTCACCCGACCGACTGTATGGAAATCCACAACTACACCGGCCCTGATAAAGTTCGCCTGATCGGTTATTTAAGAATTGAGGACAAAAATGACAAAGATTAATGTTGTAAATTTAGACCTACCAG